GAGCCCTCGAAGACCTCGACACCGACGCTGAGGAGGCCGTCAATGTCTGAACTAATCACCCGCACCCTCGAGGTCGCCGCCCTGGAGCTGCGCGAAGGCGACGACGGCCACCACCTCGTCGGCGTGGTCGCACCGTTCCACGCCACCTACGACGCAGGCACGTTCGTCGAGGACTTCGCCCCATCAGTGTTCGACAAGTCCATCGCTGAACGCGGAACCCGCATACCGCTCCTCGAACAGCACGACCAGGCCCGCAACCCGATCGGCATGGCCGTCTCCTGGGAGAAGACCAGCGACGGCCTCGTCGGCGACTTTCGCCTGGCGCGCACCACCCGAGGCGACGAAGCCCGACAGCTCGCCCTCGACGGGATGGTTACCGGCATGTCGGTCGGGTTCCATCCGATCCGAAACAAGACCGAGACCCGAGACGGCCGCCAACACGTCACCCGCCTCGAGGCACGCCTCGACCACGTCGGCTTCGTCACCGCACCCGCCTACACCGAAGCCCAGGTCGTATCGGTCAGGGGCTACGACCCTGACGACCCGGAAGTAGCACCACGTCTAGCAAGGTGGAGGCACCTGCTCGCCGTCGAATAACACCCATCTGACGGCTGCTACTGTCGTCGGTGAGCGCCGCGGGCCACGCCGCTCTGAGCACCTGGTCTGCACCCTCGGATAAACCCACCTATCCAGGAGTGCAATCATGAAGTTGCTTGACCAGTTGGTCGAGGAGCGCGCCGAACTCGGTGAGACCCAGGAGACAATCGTCAACCGGGCCGCAGACGAGACGCGTGACCTCACCGAAACCGAAGACACAAACCTGAAGGACCTGAAGACTCGAGGCGACGCTCTCGACGAGCGCATCAGCGAGCTGCGGTCCATCCAGGTAGCCAACCTCGAAGCTGCGAAGCTCAAGGCTGAGGTTGCCGCAACAGATGAGCCTGCCGAGCGGGCCACAGGTCGCGTCACAGTGACCGACGAGCCGCTGACGTACACCGAGCGGGCCGACCACAACTTCTTCGTCGATATGTACCGCTCCCAGGTGCTGTCGGACCCGAACGCCCAGCAGCGCATGGCGCAGCATCAGCGTGAGATGGAGCTCGAATACCGCGACATCTCNACNACCAACCTNGCCGGGCTTGTCGTACCGCAGTACGCAACCGACATGGCCTCCGCTCTCGCAAGGGCAGGTCGTCCAACGGCGAACGTCTGCACCGGCTTGCCTCTGCCATCGGATGGCTTGACGATAAACGTGTCGAGGGTGACGACGGGAACGTCGACAGCCGCCCAGGCAACGCAAAACTCGGCCGTGTCNGAGACCGATCTGGACGACACGCTGCTGACGATAAACGTCCGCAGCTACGCCGGTCAGAGCGATCTCAGCCGTCAGGCGCTAGAGCGTGGAACCGGAGTCGAGGCCCTCATCATGCAGGACCTGGCACTCAGCTACGCGACGACACTCAACGCCGACATCATCAACGGTGCAGGCAGCTCGGGGACACACCTCGGNATCCTCCAGACGACCGGCATNGGCGACGTNGACGCAGACGANGCCTCACCAACCGGNGCGGAGACCTGGGTGCAGGTCATCAAGGCCATCGGAACGGTCAACGAAAACCGGTACCTGGCCCCTGACATCATCATCATGCACCCCAGGCGTTGGGCCTACATCGCAGGATCGTTGGACGGCAACAGCCGCCCACTGGTCAACCCGATGGGCAACAACCCGACGGACCCGGCAGCAGTCGGCTCGGCGGCAGGCTACGGAGCAGTCGTCGGCAACATCGCCGGTGTCCCCGTCGTCACCGACGCTGGAATCCCCACCAACCTGGGCGCAGGCACCAACGAGGACAACATCATCGTTGCCCGCCGCTCGGACCTGCTCCTGTGGGAGTCCGGCTCAGGCGCACCCGCCGTGGCCCGCTTCGACTCGGTCGGCAGCGCCTCGCTGACGATCAAGCTCGTCGCCTACGGCTACTCGGCGTTTACCGCCGGGCGCTACCCGACAGGCGTTTGCAAGGTCCAGGGCACGCTGCTCTCAGCGACGCTGTAATCCCCCACCGGTCGGGGCGGTCAGCTGACTCGAGCAGACGGCTGGCCGCCCCACACCTGGAGGCAACATGAGCACAAACGAATCACTGTGGGCCAAGCAGGCTCCAGCACGCGGCGAAACCGCTTCCGCTGACACGCCTTCTGAGGCTCCCGCAGCCAAGAAGAAGGCACCTGCGCCCAAGAAGGCGAAGAAGGCCTCCTAGGGGCCTGTAGGGGCATCTGGTGGCCGACTACACCTCCACAGCGACAGTCAAGACGTACCTGGGTATCCCCGAGGGCACCACGTCGGAAGATTCTGCGATCGACGCTGCCCTCGCAGCTGCCGAAGCCGAGGTGAACAACATCTGCGGACGCACGTTCGCCGTACCAGGGTCGGCAACCGCGAAGGTGTTCCAGCCTGTCAACGGGGTCGTCGTCCAGGTCGACGACATTGCCCAGACGACGAGCCTTGTCGTCAAAACCGACACCGCCAACGACGGGGCCTACGACACGACGCTGACGCTTACGACCGAATACATCCTCGAGGGCAACGCCGCCCCTTACCGGATCATCCGTCGCGTCGACGGGTCGACGTTCCCCAGGTACCGCTCGGACCGGCCCACAGTCGAGGTGACCGCCTACTGGGGCTACGCAATGGCCGTGCCGGGCCCGGTCGTCCAGGCGGCGACGGTCCTGTCGGCACGCCTGTACCAGCGTCGCAGCTCCCCGCTCGGCTTCCAGGCAGGCATGTCGAGCGAGTTCGGGCCGGTACGCATCAGCCGCATCGACCCGGACATCAGGTCTCTGCTGTCGGGCTACCGACTGATCGGAGTGGCATGAGATGGCCGATTATGCGGCGATCCGCGACGGCCTCAAAACGAGGCTCGAAACTATCAGCGCCCTGGCGGTTGCTTACGACAATGTCCCAGATCGCGTCGTTGTCCCGTGCGCGGTCGTTGCACCCGGCAGTCCAGTCGCCCAATACCACCAGTCTGGCAACGACGCTGGGCAGCTCATCCAGTTCAACTTCGACGTTGTCGTCCTCGTCCAACACTGGGAACCGAACGCAGCCCAGGACCGGATTGACGCAATGATTAGCGGCGCAGGATCAGTCCAGACCGCCATCGAAGGCGACAAGACTCTCGGTGGAAATGCGGCCACAGTTCAGGTCATCCGATGTCTCGATTACGGCAGAATCCAGGTCGCCGATACAGAGTATTCTGGAGCACGATTCACCGTGGAGGTGCTTGCAAGATGAGCAAATACAAAGTCGTGGGAAACCACACAGTCGCAGGAGTAGAACCCGGCGGTTCACTCACTGAAAAAGACCTCGAGGACTACGCAGTCGACGCACTTGTCGAAGGCGGTCACCTTGCGGATACAACCGGCCCAAAGTCCACGAAAACGGAGGCATAACTGATGGCCGTATACATGGGTAACGACGCGAGCGTTACCATCAACTCAGTCGATTTGAGCGACCACGTCGCCCAGGTCAGCTTCACCGAGACCTCGGCAGAGCTCGAGTCAACTGCGATGGGCGATTCAAACGTCACCCGGATCGGCGGCCTCAAGGACGGCTCGGTCACCATCGAGTTCCACGCCGACTTCGCTGCAAGCGAGGTGTACGCGACAATCAACCCGCTGCTGGGCACAACCACAACCGTGCTGGTGGTGCCGGTATCGGGGTCCGTGTCAGCGACGAACCCGTCGAAGTCAGTCAGCGCACTCGTCACCGAGGTGCCGTTCGTCGACCATGCAGTCGGCGACCTCGCCACAGTGTCGGTCACCTGGCCGTTCTCGGGGGCAGTAACCACAGCGACCGCCTGATGATTGACCTGACGCTGACCGTCGAGCTCGAGGACGGGGAAAAGTGGCAGGTCCGTCCCAAGCTCGGGACGTTCATCAAGTTTGAGAGACAGTTCAAGACCCCTGTCTCTACAGCCTTCAACGAACCCGCCCTGGAGCACCTCGCGTGGCTCGCCTGGGAGGGCTCCCGCAAAGACGGGCGCACCGTTCCACCGTTCGACAAGTTCGTCGACAACCTCGTCGACCTAGACCTGGAGAGTGATGACACCCCTTTAGTCGACACGGCCTGACCTACCACATCGCCGAGCTCGCCCTGGCGACCGGTCAGCCGATAACAGCTCTGTTGGATGCGCCGCCGGAGCTTGTGAAAGCACTCAGGGCGGCGCATAACGAACGGATGAAAGACCAGGAGCGTGGCAGGCAGGCAGGTAAGCGTCGAGGGCGCTAGAGAGCTGCGTAAGGCACTCAAGACTGTCGGCGACGAAGCCAAAGCCGGC